ATATGTATGTGGTTCGTGGTCTAGTTTGTGTTTTTTTGTTTTAGAGCAGAAGCCGGTATGCGAGTGTTAGTGCGGTCTCGTGGGCTCGGAGTTGGTTATAGAGTACGGGGCCTCGTTTGCGTCCATGGCCAACGGGCCCCTGACTGTTTCGCGGGCCAGGGACGCCACCGAGGCCAATGCCCGGGAAGCCGACACCATCGCATGGGTTGGCGACTCCGAGCACGGCATCAACGGCTTCCTGAACTACCCGGGCCTGACCGCCGCGACCATCCCCGCCGATGGTACGGGCGGTCTCAAGACCTGGGCAAGCAAGACCGGCGAGCTGATCCTGCGTGACGCCGCCAACATGGTCAAGGCCGTCACCGTGACCACCAACGGCATCGAGAAGCCCAACACGCTCCTCCTGCCCCTGTCGGTGTTCATCGACATCGGCACCCGTGTCATGTCGGCCTCGAATGGCTCCAACATCACCATCCTGGCGATGCTCCGTGCCAACCTCAAGGAACTCGGCATCACGACCATCGAGGGTCTTCCCGAGCTGGAGACCGCTGGTGCAGGTGGCGTGGGCCGTGCGTTCATCTACACCCGCGATCCTCGCAAGGTGGAACAGCACATGCCCCTCATGCTGGACGTGACGGCTCCCCAGCCCGACGGCCTCCAGTGGAACTCGTTCTACGAGACCCGCTACGCCGGCACCACGTTCTACTACATCCTGTCTGCCGCCTACGGCGACGGCGTGTAGTTTCCCTCCGAAGAGGGCTCCTAGGCAACTGGGAGCCCTCTGATCCTTTGCACACCACCCCCAAGCATCTCTAGGAGCCAACAATGGCCGAAGACCTCCCTCTCAAGCCCACTGCCGTCCTGATCGAATGGACCGGCGACAACCTCAAGTACATCGCCGACAAGGTGTTCCTGAACACGGGCATCAACGAGATCCCCGCCGCCGACTGGGAACGCCTCCGCTGGATGGTTGCTGACCTGATCGTGGACCCTGCCAAGCTCCGGGAATCCGAGCGCAAGGAAGGCCGGATCATCGAGAAGTTCGCCACCGTCGAGGCCCCCAAGCCCCCCAAGGACGACAAGACCCCCGTGGACACCAAGTCCACCATCAAGGCCGCCAAGTCCATCAACGACCTGGACGATCTGGAAGCCCTTGCCGTGATCGAGGAGACCAACTCCATCGCCACGCTGAACAAGTGGAAGAAGGCGTCCGGCAAGGACAGCATCCGGGTCGCCATCAACGACCAGATCGAGAAGATCAACAAGGCGGAATCGAAGTAACCTATGGCCACGGCTTCCGAGATCCTTTCGGCCATCGCTCCACAGTTTGACGACGCATCCGGGCGGCAGACGTTTCTCGATCTGTCCGAATCCCGCACGTCTTCTACCTTCTTTGGCGCGAATCGACCGGAAGCCGTGGCCTATCGTGCCGCTCACATGGCGGACCTTGCGGCAAGTGCCGCCGTGTCCTCTGGTGCAAGCGGCCCCATCAGTTCCAAAAAGGAAGGGGACCTTGCCGTCTCCTTCGGCACGTCCTCCGGGTCCAAGGGGGACTCTGCCTACCTGTCCCAGACATCCTACGGAAGGATGCTCCTGGACCTCATGCGCTCCAGCGGCCCGGCTACAGGGATCACCGGACAGCCCTACACGCCCGTGATTTTTGTCTCCGGCATCGGGATCCAATGAGCGCGGGAGTCGTGGTCAAAAAGAACCTCTGGCCCGTGATCGCGGCCAACCTGCGACTGGCCCAAAAGAGCTACGCCGCCGTGGGCTTTCCTGGCGACGGTGGCAAGACCAACGCCGCCCACGGGGATTCCGGGATGACTAATCTCCAGGTAGCCGTGACCAACGAGTTCGGATCGGCCCCTGGTGTCCAGCCCGTGGTGCCAGCGCGTCCCTTCGTCAAGGAGACCGTGCGCCGTGGTGGCCAGTCCCGGGCCCCTTTGATCGTGCTAGGCAAGGAGCTTCTGGGCATGATCGCTTTCGGCAAGATGTCCACCAAGATCGCCCTGGACCGATGGGGCAAGATGGGTGCCGACGAGATGCAGGCGACCATCACATCCTCGAAGGCATGGGCAAAGCCCAATGCGGACTTCACCAAGGCCAAGAAGCGATCTTCCACGCCCCTGATCGACACGGGGGCCATGCGGCAGGCCGTGACCCACAAGACCCGGATGCGGCGGCCGTGAGCACCCTATTTCCCAAGCCCTACACGATCCGGCGCCGTGACCGCGCCTTAGTCCGTGGTGTATGGGTAGCAGGGGCCGCCACGACGGCAACGATTCTAGGATCCGTCCAGCCCTTGTCCGGTTCGGACCTGGAAACCATGGAAGCCGGATCCCGCGACCTCGGGAAGGTCTGGATCTATACGGACTCCATCCTCCGCAAGCGCGTCGAGGGCTCCACGACGGAGGCGGACGTGCTGGAGTACGACGGAAGCCTCTGGGAGGTTATTGATACCAGGAGCTACCTGTCCGGCCTCCTACCCCATCGCAAGCACCTTGCAGAGTACCGGGGTGCCGCATGAGCCTTGCCTCCGACATCTACAACGCCCTGTACGATCTGGCCGTTGCCGCCGCGAATCCCGGATGGTCCTTGTCCACGGATCCCCAGTACGCCGCGACCCCATGGACCAACGGTATCCTGTTCCAGGCCATGCCCCCGGTTCCAGTGATCCAGGACCAGCAGTCCGAAGGGGCCCCGACCACGGGCGTCTACCTTGCCATTGGGGGCACCCCGTCCCTCGATCGGCAAGGAACCCCGGACATCGGGCCCCAGGACGAGGACGACGTGCGCAACCTGGACCAGCTCTACACGGGGGAAGCCGTCCTCTGGGAGATCAATGGGGACGGGTCCAAGATCCAGACCGTATTCGATTTCTCGGAGACCGAAGCGGGGCAAGTGGCCCTTGGGTCCTACGGCGTCTCGATCCTGGATTACGGCGTGATCATGGACGTGGCGATCAAGCTGGACAACCGCTGGATCCCTCAGGCCCGGGCGTCTTTGATCGTATCTGCCAAGTCCCGGGTTTCGGAAACCTTGTCCACCATCGAAGAAGTCCAATGGGCCAATGCGGAAAATCCCGCAAACAGCGGCTCCGTCGAGTATCCTAGTCCATAAGGAGGGGCGTCAATGTCCGACATCAACACGATCATCCAGTCCAGTATCACGAGGGAGAACGCCGTTGCCAGCCTCCCCGGCTTCGGCGTCCCTGCGATCCTGTCGCAGTTTGCCGCCGATGGTGATCGTGTCGTGGCCTTTGGTCGCTACCGCTACTACTCTTCGACGGCTGAAATGACCGCAGACGGATGGGCCTCGACGGATTCCGTCTACCAAGCCGCCTCCGCCATCCTGTCCCAGAACCCCAAGGTGCCCCGCCTCATGGTCGGCCGCATCGACTCCGGGGACGCCTCCGTTGCCGCTTCGGGCGATGCGATCCGGGCCGCACAGGACGATTGGTACGCGTTCGAGGTCGTCGGCAACCGTGGCGTCCTGTTCGACCTGTCGGCCGATCTGATCGCCTCCAACAGTGTCTCCGGCACCATCAACGGCACGACCTTCGGTCCCGTGGTCTATGCGACCTCGCACGCCGCGACTATGGCCGCCTTGAAGACGGCCATCGAGACCGCATTGGGCACCGGCACCGTGGCGACTGTCACCGGGAACAACATGGCCGTCGTGAAGCCGGGAACCGACCTGAACACGGCAACCCTGGCCGTGACGCTCGGGGCCTCCCAGCCGACGGTTACCACCACCTATCCCCTGGATGCCACGAAGACCAAGGCATGGATGGCTTGGACCGCGACCCAGAAGAAGCTCCAGTTCGTCCAGGACTCGGACCCGGCGACCAAGGCCGCCAATACCGGAGTCTCGGGAACCGCTTGCCTCGCCGAATTCGCCATCCTGAATTCCTACGAGCGTTGTGCCGTCGTCTACCACGAGACCAACACGGAATATGTGGCGGCCGCATGGATGGGCAAGGAACTCCCCTACGCTCCGGGCCTCCGCACCTGGGCATTCAAGAACCTGACCGGCATCACGGCCACCTACCTGACCACCTCGGAAGAGGGCTATGTCCGCACGGACAAGCGCGCCAACGTCTACACGACCACGGCCACCTTTGCCCACACCTACGTCGGCACCGTGGCCAAGGCCTCCACATACATCGATGATGTGCGCAACCTGGACTGGGTCAACTCCACGATCCAGACGGACCTCTTCAACCTCCTGGCCGCCATGGGCAAGGTCCCCTTCACCGATGCCGGGATCCAGGTAGTCGTGGGCACCCTGAAGGCCAGCCTCCAGAAGGCACAGGACGCCCTTGTCTTCGATGCAGGTTGGGAGGTCGCATTCCCCGCCGCATCCGCCGTGAGCGCCGGGGACAAGGCCGCACGGAGGCTCACGGGCATCACCTGGAGTGCCACGCTTCAGGGTGCCGTGCATCAGATCATCATCAACGGCACCGTGTCCGTCTAAGGGGGCTCGAAAATGGCTATCGCAACGATCAATCCCAAGAAGTTCCGGGGCAATTTCGGCCCTGTCATCTTCAGCAACTACGGTGACGATGCCGTCTCCATTGAGTACCCGGAAGACCAGTTCGAGGTTAGCCGGGGTTGCGACGGGCAGATCACCATGGTCAACAAGTCCGTGGACGACGTGGCGGTCACCGTGACCTTCAAGCAGTCCTCCAGTTGCAACGACCAACTCTCCGCACTGCTCAAAGCCGACAAGCTCTCCGGTGCCGGCGTCTACCCGCTGGTGTTCCGCGATGGTTCGGGCACCACGGCTCTCTTTGCCGATGCGGCCCGTATCGTCAAGACCCCCACCGTGGACTTCGGAAACAGCGTCAAGGATCGCGTGTGGGTCTTCCACACCGGCCCCTGCGAATTCCACATCGGAGGCAACTAAGCCATGGCCACCCCCGCCAAGCTTGTCAAGATCAACGGCAAAGAGTTCCAGCTCAACCCCCTCCACCCGTTCACGGCGGCCAAGGTCAACGGCCAACTGGCCGCCATCTTCGGCCCTCTGCTCATGGGGCGCGTGCGAGATGTCAGTTCCTTGCTCCTGGAAATGCCCATGGAGCGACAGGAGCAATTGCTCTCCATGCTCATAGGGACCACGAAGTACCTGCCCACTGGCGAGAATGCCGGCGCCTTGGAACTGTCCGACCGGGATGCCGTGGCCGAGGCCTTCGGTGCCGACCTGGAATCCATGTACGCCCTGGCCTTCGAGATCATGGAGTACAACGGGTTCCCTTTTTTCAAGAGCCTTCGGGAGACGGGCGCACGGTACCTCAAAATGGTGCAGGGGCTCCAGGAGGCGGCGATGGCAGGGATCTCTGGTGCCGAAACGGAAGCAACCGATGGCTCCGCCTCTCCGATGAGCGCCGAAGCAAACTCCGCGCTGAACTCTCCGATCTCGGGACCCTTGCAAAAGAAGTTGAGGAAGAATACCCAGTCTGGCGCCTAGTCGTCTCCGGGAAGGCGTCCATGGGAGACCTGGACCACATGACCTGGGGGCAGGTGCTCAAGCTGAACGCGCTGATGGACATGGAAGAAGACATGACGGCGGCCCATAGGGCCTATCTAACCAAGGACCAGAAGGAGTAGGTAACGTGGTAGTCCAGGAACTCATTGCAAAGCTCGGGTTCCAGGTGGACAAGACCGGCCTGGACAAGGCGGAAAAGGGCCTGGACAAGCTGGCCAAGGATGCCGCCAAGCTCTACATCGCCTACCAAGCGGCCTCCAAGGCGTTCGGGCTCGTGGTGGACTCTGTCAAGGCGGCCGCCCGTCTTGAGTCCATGAACGCCGAATTCGAGGTCATGTTGGGCAATGCCGAGGCGGCCAAGTACCTCGTGCAACAGATCCAGGGATTCGCCGCCGTTACCCCCTACACCACGCAGGAGCTGACTTCCCAAGTCAGGCTCATGATGGCCTTCGGGCAGTCGGCCAATCAGGCACTGTCCGCCGTGAAGATGCTGGGAGACGTGGCAGGCTCGGACTCGGAACGCCTTGGACGCCTGTCCCTGGCGTATGCTCAGGTCATGGCGGCAGGGAAGCTCCAGGGGCAGGACCTGCTCCAGTTCGTAAACGCCGGATTCAACCCTCTCCAGGAGATTTCCCAGAAGACCGGGAAGTCCCTGGCAACCTTGCGCGTTGAGATGGAAAAGGGCCTGATCTCCAGCGCCATGGTGGCCGATGCATTCAAGCAGGCTACGGGCGTCGGGGGCCGGTTCTTCGGCAACATGGAAAAGCAGTCCCACACGCTCAACGGCCTCTGGTCCACGCTCACGGACACCTTCCAGATCATGATGGCGGAGCTTGGCGGCCAGTTGGTCCCCTTCGTCAAAGAGGTTCTGGTGGTCCTGATCAGCCTGGGGGACGAGATCGCCGGGGCATACCGGCAACTGGGGGACTTCTTCAGCCTCATGTTCTCCGATGGTCCGACGGCTGGGGACGTGGCGGCAGGGATCGCGGCGGCCTTCCAGACGGTAGCCGATGCCATCATGGCCATCGGTGCCGGGTTCCAGTACACCATGCTCCTGGTGGACGCCTTCCAGGGCGTTTTCGCCACGGTGCTCGGAACCATCATCGACCTGATCATGGCCATCCCCAAGGCGTTCGCATACGCAGGCAAGGGACTATCGATCATCACTGGTGCAGTGGCCAAGATCACCGGCAACCGGGAGCTGGCCGTCTGGAATGCCAGCCAACGTGCGGAACTGGACCAGTTTACCGCTGGGGGCTTTGCCGAATACAACCAGCGGGGCGCCTCGAACTCCCTGGACGCCATGGGTGCCCGGCTGGACAAGGCCAACGCCCTCGCCTCCATGATCGGTGGAACAAAGGCCGCACCTACCGGCGCCAAGGTATCTTTGACGGACAGCATCCTCAAGGCCCTCGAAGGCCGGGGGAAAGTGGTCAACAACACGACCACCGTCAACAACACGATCCACGCCGAAGGGTCCATGAAAGACATTCTCCAGGAACAGGCAAACAGCGTCTTCGGCCTCACGTTCCAGCAACGCCTGATCGCGGCGGCGGTCTGACATGGGCACCAAGCCGACATCCCTGTTCTACCGGACCTCCGGATACTTCGTGGACTCGATCCAGTTTGACCTCCTGGTTTCCGAGGACCACTCCCTGGAAGCCTCCGTCACCGAGCACCCCGTGGAGAACGGTGCCACGGTGAACGATCACATCCGGAGCCTCCCGCGCAAGGGCTCCCTGACGGGCTTGGTCACGAACTACCCACTCAAAGGTGCCCCGGCCCTGCCCCAATGGTTCCTGGACAAGCTGGCAGGCATGTCCCGCAACTACTTGGACACACTAGGGGCACAATACGGGATCCGTAGCAACACGGGACCGACTGCTGAGGACTTCGCAGACCTTGCGCGGCCCCAGAACCGTGCCATGAATACGTGGCTCATCTTCAAGGCGCTTATGGCGGATCGCGTCCCCGTGACCATCATCACGGGCCTGGAGAAGTACACCGATGTCGTCGTGACTCGGGTATCCACGTCCCGAAGCTCCAGCACCGGGGACGCCCTGGAATTCCGAGTCGAGTTCCAGGAGATCCAGTTTGTCACCTTGACCGAGGTGGCCCTGACCTCCACCACCAGCCCTCTGAACCTGGGCACCGATGCCAACAAGCAGGCGGCCCCCAAGGTGCGCAAGGGCAAGGTGGGCGGCACCTCGAAGCCCGTCACCTCGTTCAATGCACGCAAGGGGACCGGGATGGGCGTTTCGACCGTGGAGATTACCCCATGATCCAGATTCCGTCCTTCGCCTCCACGGCTTCAGACTTCGAGCAGACCATCACCCTGGAAGAGCAGGAGCTTTCCATCCGGCTGTCCTGGAACTCCCGTTCCGGGTTCTGGTTCATGGACCTGGACGACCAGAAGGGGCACCTCCTCAGTTCCCGGAAGCTGGTTCCCGTCCTGCCCCTGGTCGGCAAGCACAAGGCCCTCATGCCCATTGCCGGCGATCTGGTCCTCATGCCCGAACAGGACGTGGCCCCGGAGAATCCGACTTTCGAGGGGCTCGGCACCACGCACAACCTGTACTGGCTCAACGACTCCGAGATCCAGGCTTTCAAGAGGGCCTACCGCATTGGCTAGCTTCTCGGACACCCGGGAAAAGGCGTGGGGCCGGGTTGTCGAACTCGTGGCCTATGATCCCGCCTTGGCCCCAAGTGCCGCAGTCCTGGAGATTGGCGGCCAGCAGTTCGGCACCGTGATTTCGGACCTTCACATGGAGTTCGAGGTCAAGCGGTCTACTCGGTATTCCGAGAACACGGGATCCTTCAAGATCTACAACGCCAAGGAATCCACCCGCCAATGGCTCCAGTCCCCTGGTCTCCGGGTCCGGTTCTCCGCTGGGTACGCCGAACAAGGCGGCTTGACGGGCGTGTTCTGGGGCTCCATGCTCCCGGGCGTCAGTTCCAGGAAGCAGGGGAACGACTGGGTCACGACGATTCCGTGCGTCTCGTCCCTCACGGAGTCCACGGGCTCCGAGGACATCGCCACATGGGCCAAGAAGAACCCCAAGGCGAGCTTCGAGGCAAAGAAGGACAAGATCACGGCGGCCATCAACCGGATCCCTGTGTCCCTGGGCTACGGCCCCTCTGCACGGGTGCGCACGATCCTCCGTGACCTCGCTGGAATCTCCGGCCTCGTGCTCTATGGTGCCGAGGGCCTCTCGTCCGCGCTCTCCTTCCCCAACGGCTGGGTCTACGTGGGAGGTCTCCGGGGCGCCTTGGACACCTTGAACAGGATGCTCCGGGCCCATGGCTGGAAGCTCTACATCGACAACACGACGATGGTCGTTTGGCCCCTGGACGGCGGGAACCTGACCGTCACGGCGGCCTATTTGACCTATGCCACCGGGCTACGGTCCCTGGAACCCAAGATCGACCAGAACATCCCGCCCAAGCTGGACCGCAAGGGGAACCGGATCGAGAAGCGGCAGGCGTATGATTTCGAGTGCCTACTGTCCCCCAAGATCGGCCCGAACACTCTGGCCAAGTTCGACACGGGAGCCATTCAGACCACGATCCTGGTGTCCGAGATCACGCACGCCGGCAACAACTTCGGCGGGGACTTCAGCACAAAGGGGCACGGCGTCGTGTGGCAGGGCATCGGGGACACCTACAGGAAGGAAGCCTGATGGGCAATCTGAAGCTAGGGGACTGGGTAGAGGAGACTCCCGGGTATAGTCCGGAAATTGGGGGCATCGGAGCCGTGTCTTTCCATGGGGACGACTACACAACGGTGATCATGCCGGACGGTAGGGAGTGGCTCGCCTCCAACATCCGAAGCACCCTCATTGCTGGGTACGAGGTCAACAACAATGCCGCCAACCGGCTTGCCTATGGAAGACTATACCGGCGCAATGACATCGTAGCGGCCACGCTCCCGGAGGGCTGGCGCGTGCAGACCATTGCCGACGTTGATGGGCTATTTGCCGCGATCACAGCCGCACAGCTACCGTCGCCAACGGTGTCTGCGTCCTTGAAGTCTATCGGAACGACGTACTGGGATCAAGCGTTCGGAACAGACGTGTACGGATTCGGCTTCAACGGTGCCGGATGGAAGGACGCGGCGTATCCCAACTGGTACAATTTCCGACAACACGGCTACTTCGCAGTGGCCGACCCCACGGCGTCGAAGGTGCAGTATCGTATAATATCCTCGGCGACGGGTACGGGCGAATGGTTCAATACTGACAGCAACACATATGCGTTCTCCTACAGACTCGTTCGCGACGTGGTTCCCGTCCCGCCCACGTATTCCTATGGCACCCACGACCTCCTAGTCCTCCCCTCCGGCCTCGCAGAGACCACTGACTCCCTTGCCCAATGCATCGACATCCGCCTGCGAACCTTCCTCGGGGAACACTGGCTCAATCCGGAACTTGGCGTCCCCTGGTTCCGGGACTTCCTGACCAAGGCCCCCGACCTTGCCGTCTGCCGCCAAGTCCTCTGGGACACGATTCTAGGGGTCCGTGGGGTCCGGGCCATCAACCGCCTGGACCTCTCGATTGCCAAGGCCACAAGGGTCCTGACGGTTACCTTTGCAGTCAACGGTACCGACTCCTTCACCTCCACGATCACGGTGTAGACCCATGGACTCCGAAGATCCAGTTGACGCCATGGAGACATGGCTCCGAGCACGCCTGGAAGATGTCCACGTGGCCCTTCCCGGCACCGTGACCACCTACTCCAAGGAAACCCGGCTGGCCACGGTCAAACCCTCTGTGCGCCTCCGTAGCCTCCATGGAGACAAGCTCGCCATCCCCCCGATCCAGGGCTCCCCAGTGCACTGGCCCGCCTCCCAGGCCTTAACGGTCCAAAGCA